CGCTTGTTTTCGTTTTCGTTTTGCTGCCGCTTTACTGAGCTGTTGGGTCTTTGCCTCCGCCTCGGCCAATTTCTCTTTCAAGATTTCAACTTCGGTTTTGGGCTTGGGTTTCACCTCTTTGACTTTTTGAGTCTCAAGGGCCAAGATTTTTTGTTTCAAAAGCTCAATCTCAGTAGGTGGTTTAGGGACTTGTTTTTCCAACTTTCCCATCCTCTCTAGGAGGCTACTTTCAAGGCGTTTAAACTGTTCTGCGACTTCCGCTTGCATACCTGACATTGCCGGGCTTTCAAAATGAACCACGTCGACGATGTTCTTCACATCTCTCTTCGGTATTGTTTGTCCAAGCCAATGGCAATCATCCGAACTAAACGGATAAGCCAGGTTAAAGGGCTGTGATCCTTGGCAGTGTATGCCTACGATGTGTCTGCTTTCAGCTCCACTTTCGACTGCACATACCGCTCCACCACTGAATCCCGGGACTGTTGAGCCCCAATGTTTTCCATCCCATCGCATTTGTCCTGAACTAGCGTGGCATTCTGACGATTTTTCCTGAGGATATCCGTAGATGATCACTTCCCGAGAGGCAGCCCCGAAGGGTGTCGCAATCAGACTGAGGGTATTACCCCCCGCGTCTGCGGGCATGTAATATTTCAACATCCACTCATTTCCCAAGCTTCCTTTACAGATGCAACGCCGCTTGTCCATGAATGCCAACTTATGCCATTTGCCATTAATGCAAATCTCTAGCACCTCGTTGGGATTGGGACATACATGCGCGAGGGTGATAACATTTCCCGAAATGATAGAAGCAGTTCCAGCGAAACCATTGGAATCTCGCAATGGAAATGCACTTTTTGATGCGCATTTGATCATCGGGCTATTACGTTGTGGTGCTTCAAATCTAAATGAACTAGATTCACGCATCCATGAAGGAAGATCTCGGAAGTCATAATCGTCCCCTCCAATGTTTCCCCAATCGTCCTCTCGGTCAACCGGTTCATCATCTTCGGAGGTATCAAACTCATCCCCCAATCTTCCAACGTGTCTTACTCGCACTTTCAACTTATCTTTATCAAACACGTTCGGACTCTCGCCTTCCACTTCTTCCTCAAAACACCAGGCACACTCTGCACGCGCCACCATCAATTGCGTAACCATTAAGAAAAGATCCCCGCACTGCTCGCGCAGTGGCATTGGGTTTTTCTGTGACATGGAAACGAACTTCAAGTATGCCGCGAGCTGCTCATAACAAACTGTTGGATTGTCTATGAGATATACAGCTATAAGCTGAGCCGCCTGTCTGTCTTTCCGCGAGAGCATTTTGATGCCTCGCTGTCCGACTGTGTCTCGCTCGTTGTCTCTGAAAGGTATGAGGATCCGCTTGATGAGCACTCTGGGCCCGCTGTCTTTCCATCCGAGGATTTCTTTGATGACTGCTGCCTGAGATGGTTTGCCCATCTCGCCAAAGTGAATTGCTGAATAGCCTTGTCGTGGTGAACTTGTATTGCTCTTAGGCCTTGCCACTGGAACTCCCGCCCCAGAGACTGGCTCACTACCACCCACATCGCTACTCGAAGCGTTTCTTCCCACGTCATCAGCACGTACTCCGCTAGATAGGTCCCCGAGATCAAACGAGACCCTAACTGGCGGCTTTGTTGCCACTGTTGTAGGCTTTGGTTGCGAATTAGGGCTAGACGAAAGAGGTTCACTGCTCGTTGAAACAGCATCTCCGGATCCAGAATTACTTCCGGACCCTCCTCCTTTATCCATTTGCATTTTACTGCTTGAAGTAGGTTCAACCGCCCCTCTTTCGGGGTTGCCTTGAACCGCAGCATCAACAGCGCCCTCG